AAACTGGACACTAGCCTGCGTCGACAAACGGCAGTAGCCGGATTCTTGCCGGTCGACTGCTTGGGGTGAGTCCGAGTCCTTGTCAAAGAAGTTTACGACGTTCTTGTAGTTGACGACTAGGTCCACGACCTTGGGATCTGGTTGCGAAAGGTCAACACGGAACGCGAAGTAGCCCGCAGGCGGCGGGTCGGTGGTTGGAGTCGTTCCTCGGACGGGCGTGATTGCCGCGTTCGACTCTACAGCTTCGAGCGTAATGATCGCGCCGGCATCGTCTGTTACGCGGAACTTTTGGAAATAGGATCCGCCAGGACTATCGGTGTACGGAGTCCAACCCTTGTCGACGAGTTCTCGGGTCAAAGTCACACGAACGCTCCCACAGTTTCCATTTCGTTCCTGATGTCCTTCAGCACCTGGGTCTGCTCAAGGATGCCGTCTAGTTGCTTCTGTGCAATCGCTCGAGTGGCCGCCTCGTCCGCAATGGTGATCGCCCCGAGAGCAGTGGAGATCGAAGTCGTAGCCCCGACGATCCGCTGGCTTTTCATCTCGTCAATGCGTTCTTGCTGGTCAGCCGCCCGCTGCTGCAAGCGATCAAGACGGGCCGCCTCCTGCTTCAGTCGTCGCTGCTGGGCTGCTTCGTCGCGGGCCTTGCGAGCCAGTTCTGACTGGGCTTTGCTTTCTGCTTCAAGGGCCTTCTTTGCGTCCGCTGCGATCCTTGCCTCCTCTGCCGCCTGTTGCTTGGTCAATGCCAGCGTGGCCTGGCGAACGTCGAAAGCTTCGTTGATAAGGTCTCGCTGCCGCAGGTATTCGCTCTGGATTTCCTGCTCGTTTCGCTTGTCCTTCCGGATCAGGGCGTCGCGTTTGGATTGCAAGGCCTCCAGGGCGTCGATCCGCTGATTCCGTAGCTTGTCCACCTCTGGCGTTTCGCTAGTTGCCAGGGCTCGTTCCCGAGTGGCTTCGACCAGCATGCGATCCGCTCTGGCTCGTTCCTCGGCGAATTTCGTAAAGTCCTTGACCCGTTGGATTCTTTCGCGATTGTGCTTTTCCTCAGCCTTGGCAAACTCCTCAAGCTCTCGAGCTTTGGCCCCGAGGTCAAGAATATCCAAGTCGTAGAACATTCCATAGACTTCGCCCAAACCAAACGGCAGCTTGCGGAGCGACGAATCGACTGTCTGCAGTCCCTTGTCGAAGTCCTCGAGGTCCCCCGTGACCATTTTGAAGACGCCAGAGGCGACGCCTGCAGCGACCCCTGCCCCACGGATAAGCTGGCTCACAATGCCGAGCTTCGACGACAGCTCCGTGACGCTGTTGCTGATCGAGTTGAACCCGCCGGTTAGCTTGACTTTGAACGCCGTGGCTCGCTCGCCGGCCTTGTGCAGCTCCGCGACCATCTGGCTCGAGTCCATTGTCAGAAGGGCATTCAATGCCCCAACGAGCGTCTTAGCCGCCATGCTTCAGCTCCTGGAGAAAAGCGAGCGGGTCCTGCTTCTGGTCGACCGACGGCATGAAGTCCGAAACCGTGTACCGCGACGGTGTCCGCGAATTGCTGGCTGCAATCAGATACGCGACCTCGGCCAGTTGCAATTCTTGCCGGCGGTCAGGCAGCAGCTCTTTCGCGTCGTACGCGGCCCAAGTTTGTAGTTCGGAGTATTTCATCGCGGATATTTCGTCGAGAGTAAGGCCCAGCGCGATTGCCAATCGGCACCGGAAGCAGTCGGCTGGGCTCAGGTCTGAGGGCTGGTGAGAGCCTCCTGGAAATCGTTCCACACGGATTCCGCTTCCGCGATGGGGAGGTCGCGGGCGGTCTCCTCCGTGTATACCTTGTCGCCGTTCTCGTCGATCAGGATCTGAGAAAGGATCCAGGCTCGCGGCGGGATGCGGTCGTGTTCGTGAA